ATGCGTTCAGGTTACGATTTACGTACCGCCCGTCGCTCTATGAACCTGATGACGATTGAGTGGCAGAACCGCGGGATTAACATGTGGACGATTGATTCTGGCACGATAAACTTAGTACAGGGCACCACACAGTACACATTGCCAGCAGACACCATTGATTTGCTCGAACACCAAATACGCACTAATAGCGGCAACGCTGCTACACAATCTGATCTTACTATAAGCCGAATCAGTGTAAGCACGTACGCGTCTATACCTAACAAGTTAACACAAGGGCGTCCCATACAGCTTTATGTCGAACGTTTACGCGATGCGCCGAAGGTAAATGTGTGGCCTGTGCCTGATAACAACAATTACGTGTTATACTACTGGCGTATGCGCCGTATTGAGGACGCTGGAGCAGGTGTACAAACAGCAGATATGAACTTCCGTTTCTTCCCGTGCCTTGTTGCTGGGTTGGCTTATCACATTGCTATGAAGGTTCCAGAGTTGGTTGACCGTATACCAATGTTAAAATCTGTGTATGACGAGCAGTTTAATATGGCGGCAGGTGAAGATCGGGAGAAAACAGCGGCACGATTTGTGCCTAGAATAGGTAGGATTGCCTAATGACGATTAGGTTTGCATCAGCAAAGAAAGCGTTAGCGCTCTGCGATGTATGTGGGTTCCAGTACAAGCTGCGGGAACTAAAGAATCTATTTGTGAAAGGCCGAGATACGAATATAAAGGCTTGTCCTGAATGTTGGAGTCCAGACCACCCACAGTTGAAGTTGGGTGAGTTTCCTGTCGATGACCCACAGGCCATACGCAATCCACGCCCCGATCAGAGTTTAGGGTCGTCTGGGGATACAAGTAGTCGGAACATACAATGGGGGTGGAACCCTGTAGGGTTAGATGATCCACTCGGGCTTATAACAGATAATAGATTAGTAGGTGTTGGTCATATCGGTCAAGTTACCGTAAGTATAACATAGGAGGTGCGCTATGCCCAAAGTTGGAAATAAGATGTTTGGATATGATGCAGCGGGTAAGAAAGCCGCCGCAAAGGAAGCAAAGAAGACAGGTCAACCTATGCAAACGGCCTATAAAAAAGGTGGTAAGATCAAGGTACGCGGCACAGGCGCAGCGACCAAAGGTTTATATGCACGGGGGCCAATGGCATAAGCTATGAACTATACCGAGCTGAAAACTAACATTGAAGACATCTGTGAAAACTCGTTTACAGATGACCAGCTCGCTATGTTCACACAGCAGGCTGAACAGAAGATATACAACACGGTGCAGATACCTGCGCTGCGTAAGAATGTTACAGATGACCAGCTCGCTATGTTCACACAGCAGGCTGAACAGAAGATATACAACACGGTGCAGATACCTGCGCTGCGTAAGAATGTTACAGGTACGGTGACAGCAAGTAATAACTACCTGTCTTCCCCAAGTGACTTTTTGTATAGCTATAGCCTTGCCGTGGTAGACGGTAGTGGTGTGTATCATTACCTCCTTAACAAAGACGTAAACTTTATGCGAGAAGCGTACCCCAACCCAACATCAACGGGGTTACCAAAACATTATGCTTACTTCGATGATGACACAATCATCCTTGGACCCACCCCAGACAGTTCATACGCCATGGAGTTGCATTACGGGTACTACCCGCAATCTATTGTTACTGCGGGCACTACGTGGCTTGGTGAGGAGTTTGACTCTGCACTACTAAACGGAGCTTTGATTGAAGCTATACGCTTTATGAAGGGTGAGCCAGATATTGTTGCAATGTATGAGAAGATGTACTTGCAAGCTATCGCGCTACTTAAAACCTTGGGTGACGGCAAACTACGTGAAGACGCATATCGCTCGGGGCAGTTCCGAGTGCCAGTAAGTTAAGGAGACAGAAATGGCAATTACACAAGCAATGTGCACATCCTTCAAAGTCGCTCTATTGGACGGCGAGATGGATTTTAGCAGTGATACATCACAGGTTTTTAAAATCGCGTTGTTCACTTCAGCGGCTACGTTGGACGCATCTACAACTGCATATTCAACTACTAATGAAGTTACAGGTACAGGGTACACAGCAGGGGGTAACACACTTACTATCTCTGCTAACCCTGCATCATCAGGCACTACAGCGTTTTTGGACTTTGCGGACACAACGTGGACCGACGCTACAATTACGGCTCGGGGCGCTTTGATCTACAAAGTTGGTGGTAGTAATCCAGCGGTTGCTGTACTTGATTTCGGTGCAGATAAAACTTCTACAGCGGGTGACTTTCAAGTTCAGTTCCCCACAGCGGACGCTACAAACGCTATTGTACGTATCGGTTGGGGTTCGGGTGCTTGGGGCCAAACGGCTTGGGGCACTGACCTAACTATTGTCTACGTTGACGGCGTAGCCGCAGAAGGCGTTATTGGGTCTGTCACTGTTGACGCAGAGGCAGTTGTTGCTGTTACAGGCGTAGCGGCGGTAGGCCATATAAATGATGTAGGTATTGACGCGGAAGCGGACGTACTTGTCCAAGCTGTAAGCGCAACAGGTTCTATAGGCACAGTCACGGTTAGCGCCGCTGCAGAGATACCAGTAACCGGAGTAGAAGCCGATGGTGCATTAGGCACTGTCACTATGGCCGGAACGGCAAACATCTTCCCAACAGGCGTAGAAGCCGATGGTGAAATCGGTACAGTCACGGTAGACGCTGAAGCTAACGTAGCGGCCACAGGCGTAGAAGCCAATGGTGCTGTAGGCACTGTTACCATGACTGGTACAGCTAACGTATCACCTACAGGTGTGGAGGCTGATGGTGAGATAGGCGACGTATTTATCGCGTTTGGAATAACAATTCCAGCCACGGGATTGCAGGGAGACGCAGAACTTGGTATTGTAGCCACATCAGCTAACGCAGATATATCTGTTACAGGGCTTGCAGCTACGGGAATTATTGGCTTCGCTAACGTATGGGGCGAGGTCGATGACAACCAAACACCTAACTGGACGCCTATCGCCAGTGCGCAAACTCCCGAATGGGGTGACGTATCTGAAACACAAACTCCAAACTGGCAAGACATAGCCGCATGAGGAACAGAACATGACAACGCAATACTCACCGATACTTAAACTTGCTCTGCCAGTTCAGGGTGAACTTAGCGGCACATGGGGTGACGTGGTTAACGACAATATCACGTCGATGGTTGAACAGGCTATCGCGGGACGTGCGGTTATTAATACGTGGACTACAAACTCACACACGCTCACTAGCGCCAACGGTACGACCTCAGAATCACGTTGTGCTATGTTGGAGCTTACCGATACGGGTACAGCGTTGTCTGGCGCAGGTACAGTTGTATGTCCTACGGCGTCTAAAATCTACATTGTGAAAAACGCGACTGGGCAGAACATTACAGTAAAAACTTCTGGTGGCACGGGCATCCTTGTCCCTGATGGACGCACTACGTTTTTGTTCTGTGATGGCACAAATGTCGTTGAGGCGCTTACACATACCACGTCTCTACAGTTGGGTACTAGCACAACGGTTACAGCGGTCCTTGATGAAGACAATATGGCCTCTGACAGTGCCACATCTTTGGCTACGCAGCAGTCAATTAAAGCCTATGTGGACGCGCAGGTTGGCACGGTTGATACGCTTGCTGAGATTCTAGCGAACGGCAACACGACTGGCGGGACTGATATTGCGGTATCTACTGGAGACGACATTACGTTTGCGGATAGCAGCAAGGCCATCTTTGGTGCTGGCAGTGATTTGCAGATTTATCATGATCCGACAGGACCGGCCAACCTAATTAATGATACGGGTGATGGAGATTTAATTCTTCGAGCATCTAATCAAATACGGCTCCAGCAGGCGGATGGAGATTCGCTTGCCACCTTTAATGAAGATGGTTCCGTACAGCTTTATCACGATGCCGACCTTAAACTCGCCACCACCGCCACAGGTATATCAGTAACAGGTGATGCTACGTTTGCTGATAATGGTAAGGCCATCTTTGGTGCTGGCAGTGATTTGCAGATTTACCATGATGGGTCTAATAGTTATGTTAAAGATAACGGAACAGGAAACTTGCGTCTGCAAGGAGCCACTACCATTCAAATTACTGACCCGGGTTTTACCTCTTATTCAGCACAGTTTAACCCAACAGGTGCGGCAACTTTTTATTACAACAACTCCGCCAAACTCGCCACCACCTCCACAGGTATTGACGTAACAGGCACAGCCGTCACGGACGGTTTAACTGTAGCTGGCAACGTGTCAGTCGATGGCGGCACGATCAAGCTTGACGGGAATTATCCTGTTGGTACGGATAACGTGGCGTTGGGTAATACGGCTTTTGATGCTGTGACAAGCGGTATTCAAAACACTGCTATCGGCGCAAATTCTATGACTGC